ATGTTTGATAGCACAGTTGCCAGCATGTTTGAAAACAACATCACGGTCAACACTAGTGATGGCTATGCTTATGTTGAAGGCTTTGTTGCCTCACTCTTCAGCAAGACACCTGCTCTTACTGTCGGACCTGATGCCAAAGGTGAAGGAAACCCAGAGGTCGTGCAGGCTTGCGTCAATAGGTTCCTTTACGACAAGATGATTGTGGCCGAGAGGGGACTTCGTTATTCACTGATTTACCCTTACTCGTTCTTCAAGCTTGCTATCAAGGAAACCGAAAGCTTGCTTGATGCTGTCGAGATTCGCACGGTTCATCCTTGGGATGTTATTGTTGACCACGACGCAGAGGAGTGGCACGAGAGCAGGTTCGTTGGACACCGCTACTACCTGCCTTACAACCAAGCAAAGAAGAAGTTCCCCGGTATCAAGTTTGATCCTGTCGTCAAAGAAGACTACCTCAACGGAACCATCGGTGGTGGCTATGACAACAGCAACGACTCACAGTCTTCCGATGCTTCTTACGATGGTAGCTACCTCCTAAGTTATGTGGAGATCTTTGAGTTCTATGACTTTGAATCAGACGAACTTATTATCTACTCGCCATCTGCACAGCGAGCAAACAAAGTTATTTACAAGGCAGACACTATTCCATTCCGTAAGGCAGACGGCTCACCCATTTCACCACTCGTGCCTGTCTACCTGTCTTATTCACCAGACTCACCGCTCCGTGGCTACTCCTCACTTGGTCGCGTCTATGACCAGTTGTGGGAGATTAACTCCATGAGAACGGTTTGGGCTAATGGCATCCGTCGTGACGCTCGTATCTATGTCACACGCAAGGGAGCCATTGACCAAGAAGGAGCGGCTATTCTAGCAGAGAACCGGGACATGTCAATCGTTGAGCTTGATGTGCCTCCTGATGTGGATGCTAGAAATGTTCTTGTTCCACTAGCGCAAGCCACCTTCTCGCCTGACTATCAGATCTACAAGGCTGAGATTCGTGCTGACCTAGAGCGTGGTACGGTTATGGCTCCGTTCACAAGAGGTCAGGCAACTGGTGCTAGTGCCACAGAGATTGCTGCTCTAACCCAATACTCTGCCTCAGAGATAGGACGCATGGCTCGCTTCTTCCATCGTTCTATTGAGATGATTGGTGAGGTTTACCAGTCACTCATTTACCATCTCATTATGACTGGTGACGACGAGGATATGAAAGAGGTTGTGCTTATTGACAGAGAGCCAGTTGTTCTTACACGCGAACACTTTGAAGGTAAGTTCAAGTATGCTTATGCTGATCAGGCCAGCACACCTATTGCTTCTGCTGTCAAGCGCTCTGCGGTTATGCAGCTACTCGGTGTTCTTCCTCAGCTTGGTGTCAAGCCAGAAGCTCTACGAGACTACATCATCAATGTCTTTGATTTACCTGAAGAGTTTGCTGATGCTCCAGAGCCACAGGCTTTGCCAGAGGAAGGCATGACTTCTCGTGGTGAGCAGGAACCACAAGAGCAGGAAGCACTACCCGTTGGTGGTGGTCCCGTGGCTGGACAGATTAGAGGCAGCGCACAGCGTATGATAGCTGAGCAAATGCTAGGAGAAACTACCTGATGCCTATCTACGAATTCCGAGGAACTAAGACTGGTCGTATCTTTGAGTGGCTTGGTAAGCACACTGAAAGACCAGAGACTATGGTTGATCCAGACACAGGAGAGATCTTTGTTTTAAAAATGTCTGCTCCCAATCTGATTGGGTCAAACCTAAACTCTTGGACTGAGGGTCTTAGTCACACAACTTATTACGACCGTAGTTTAAAGACTCACATCCTTGGCCCCAAGCACAAGGACGAAGTTCTTAAAGCTCGCGGTCTAGTGAGGGAGCGTGATCTCCCTAAGAACTGGGTAGCTGATAAGATGGATGCTCAGCAGAAGGCGCAAGCCAAAGCTGATGCAGAGTCAGACCATTTCTTTAACAAAATGATTGAATACAATTTAGATAAACCCGATAAGGATGGCTCAGCTAATGAGCGCATCAAAGCTACGGAAGCCTTTTGGAACGACGTGGCCCCAGCTAACAAAGTCTTAAAGGAGACAAACAATGGCTAAGATTGAAGAGACAACCCCAGAGGGGAGAGCACAGTCAGCGATGGCACAGTTAGAGCCAGTGCTTACTGAGGCAGAGGGAGCAGTCACTGATGTAATGCAGGCTGCTTCTCCAGTAGGAACTTTTTCAGGTAAGCGTCAGAAGGCGCTGGCTACTTTGATTAACAAGATCAATAAGGAAATGGACGTTGGCTTTGAACTTGAGACTAACTTCTCTGACGTAAAGAACGGACCTCTACCTGACCAGCTTACTCGTGGCTTGCTTGCTATCAAGCAGACCGTAGATTCCTTTGCAGCTACTATGCCTGAGGAAGTTACGATGCAGCCTTTCGAGGTAAGTCAGATTACTGACGACGGCATCCTTGCCAGAGTCACGGCTGAGATTGATTCTTTGTTTCGCAATAAAGAGTTCCGTAAGTTCTTGCGTGAAGAACAGCCGACGGTTGATGTTGTTGAGGAAGCACCAACAGCAGAACAAGAGGCACCAATCGAAACAGCTATGGCTGGCTCAGCACCTCCTCCTGTGGAAGAGGGAAGTGAGTTGGACATTTTACTCAACCAAGTAGGAGCATGAAATAAATGAGCGATAATAACGACACCTCTTCTCAGGGGCAGAACAGCCCTTCTGAGAGGACGACAAGTCAAGTTGAATCAAACCCCACGCCAAAGCTTGAAGCGTCTCTACAACGACGTGGTGAGCCGAGAGGAATATTGCAGCGTGAGGAAAGACTAAATGAGATCAAGCAGGATGCACTAGACCGAGCCAAAGTAAAGAAGGCTGAGTCTCGTATGTCACTTGATGACCTTTTGGAAAGACACCTTTCAGGTCCAGAGTACGAAGGCAATCATAAGGGACTGAACTATAATGAAGTTCTTAATAACCTTCCACCTGATGCTAAGAAGTTAATTCAAAACCTAAGGTCTGATTACCAGCGTAAGACGACTGACCTTTCTAACCGTCGTAAGGAACTGGAAAGTAGAGAGCGTACACTTCTTGAGAACTCTGCTGAGAACTTTAAGAAGCATGCTAATCTACCAGAGGATATTGACCTTTACAATCCAGAAGGACTGAAGCAGTACATCGAAGCACAGGCAGCCAAGCAGTTAGAGAACATGCTTGCTCCTGCTCGTGAGAAGATGCAGCGTCAGACCAGAGTGGAACAGGTCAAGGCTTTTGAAGCACAGCATCCTGACCTTCCAAAGTACAAGGAAGCAATCGCCAAACTAATTCAGGAGAAGAACATGAGCATTGAAGATGCTTACTTCAGACTGAAAGGTGAGGAGTTCAACGCTGCTATGGAGAAGAAGAACTCTGAGATTGAAAGTTATAAGAGGGCAGTCCGTGATGCAGGTATGAAGATCTCTACTGGAACTCCATCTGCCAAGGCCAAGCCTAAGTTTAAGAATGCTTACGCAGTCTACGAATACTTAAAGTCGCAGGGTAAGACTTAAAATAAAGAGAGCCGGTTGGCTGGTTTGTAAGGAGAACGGACAAGAAAGGAACTGTGCTATGAGTGAGAGAGATTGTAACCAGCCAACCGACTCAATATGTTTCTACTTAACAAGCAAGTTGTCAACTAGTTCCAGTCCCCAGCAGCCAGTAAGAATTTAAATTGTTCAGATAGTTCTTCTGTGTAGAGAGCTTGCGTATCAGGTTTAAGTTTCATCCTGCTTAGGATTAAAGTCATCCAAGAGAATGAGCTTAGTGTTTGTTCGTATGTAAAAGCTAACATGTTTACCTCAGCTAACAAACCAATTGTCTCGTCGCCTCGCTTGCTCTATACTATAATACTGGTCATCGGTGATGCCCTAGTGCAAAAATAGTTACAAGTTTTTGTGTAGCGGAATCGCACATAGTTGATGTGCAGATCTGCCATAGGGTTCCTGAAATAGTTGTTGCCTTCCAGTGCACTTGGCAGTAGAATATAACTATGTAGTATAGCGAACCAAAGGAGGGACACGCTATGAGTAAGAGATTTAAGACTAAGCATAAGCTGTATGCACGCTGGATTCTAATGCGCCACAGATGTAGGAATTCAGAAGCTCAGAATTACAAGCACTATGGAGCCAGAGGAATCGACGTGTGTGAAGAATGGTACGATGACTTCTGGTCTTTTGTAGACCACATAGAAAGTCTACCTAACGCTTACGAGGAGGGTCGTTCTATTGATCGCATCGACAATGACAAGGGCTACTTCCCCGGCAACATAAGGTGGGCTACAAGGAGCCAGCAATCTTCTAACAGAAGACGCTATGGTAAGGGCTACTACTTTAACAAACATGCTGGAAAGTATCATGTTCAGGTTGTGATAAACGGAAAGCAGAAATACTTTGGTTTGTTTAAGACTGAAGAGGAAGCAAAGGCCAAGGTAGCAGAGGTACTAAATGAGATTGATAAAGAGGAGGGAGAAGAGTGATTATACTAAGAGGCAGACGCTCAAGAGAACTGGCACTTCACATGGTGATGAGGCAAACTTTGCAAGTCAGTTACAGGAACAAACCTAATACTGATAAGTTACTCAGCCTGAAAGGATGGACGTTCCATGATTTAATCCAAGAGATTTATCTCTTCATCCTGTCATCGCCTAACAAATCACCAGCAAAACTACGAGAGCTTTGGCTTGATAGAGACTGGTCTTGGCAGGATAGTGATAGCCAGAAGCAGTTTAGAGGCTGGGTTAATGCAGAGATTGATGGATACATCAAGGACAACTTGAGGAGTGTGAGACGAGAACGAGCACAGTATTGGATCTTTAATTCAAAGACAAAGGCAGTTGAGCTTATTGAACGTAAGAAGTTGGAGGATGACGTGAAGAACAGATTGCTTATTGATACACTTGGTAAGTGGGTTGAGAACGAATGCACCTTGCAGGAACAATTTATTTTCCTGCATCATCTAGGT